AATGTTTTAACTGCATCCGAGCAATTATCATCATTTCTCAAAACACATAAAGAAGATCACTATAACTACGAAGAGACTATCGAATACAAAGTTTCGACCGGTTCGTTAACTCTAGATATTGAAACAGGAGGCGGCTTAGGCCCCGGCCTACACCGCTTTTGCGGCATCAACGAAGGAGGCAAGACTTCTGAAGCCTTGGAAATTGCAAGGCATTTCCTCAAGATGCCCAATTCTAGAGCGGTTTACTTCAAATGCGAAGGTAGACTTAGCCCAGAGATGAGGGAGCGCTCTGGCGTGACCTTTATGGACACACGGGACCCAGAGAGCTGGAAAGACGGAACTTGTTTCATTTACGAGAGTAACATTTATGAGTCTGTCTTTGATATGATGAAGATGCTAATTCAGTTTAACGAAGAAGGAAAAAAGTATCTCTTCATACTCGACTCAGTAGACGGCCTGCAAACTAAGAGCGATAGCGAAAAAGCTCTTGACGATGCAACCAAGGTTGCTGGCGGCGCTACTATTAGTTCTGTCTTCATGAAGAAAGTAGCCACTGCGCTCACGAAAAGAGGGCACATGGCTATTTTTGTTAGTCAGGTGAGAGCAGACATTCAGATAGACCCATACTCAAAAGCTCCTGTTAGGCAAACCTCTGCAACAGGAGGGAATGCTCTACTGCATTTTGCTAATTGGATTCTTGAGTTCGAGGCTCGCTACAAGAAAGACTATATACTCGAGGATGACAAAAAAGCACCGGACAGAGTAGCAAACAAGATATTAGGACAGTGGTCGAAAGTCACTGTTAAAAAATCTCCCAACGAAAAGACAAATGTCGTTATCGCATACCCTATCAAACGAGGTAGAAAAGGAGGGACCAGCATCTGGAAGGAGCTAGAAATTGTTGACCTACTGCTACAATTCGGATTTGTCACTAAATCTGGAGCATGGATAAAAGTATCAGAAGAAATAGTTCAACAATTAAAAGACAACAAGATTGAAATACCAGACAAGTTCCAAGGTAAAAATGGTCTTTTTAACTATCTAGAAGAGAATGCGGAAGCTACTAATTATTTCTACAAGATGTTTAAAGAAACTTTAGCTTGACATGGAATTAAGACTGTGTTATTCTAATAAAAGATGAGCGAGCGATTTAGTTTACAATCTCAGTGCGTACGAGCGATTTAGTTTAGACTCTCAGTGCGTACGAGCGCTTTAGTTTATAATCTCAATACGTCGTATGTATTTTAAAGGATCACTAAACGCTTAACAAATTTTCCTCTCTCGACGGAGTGAGGCGGTGTGACGGAATGATCCCTCCCAAGGGGATAACGTAGCGACTGCGGAGTAGCGGACGGCCAAGTGGCAGAGTGAAATGCGGTTGAATCCGAAGTAGGTCGACCTGAAACATTGTTTCTCGGGGTCCGAAAAGGTGTTGGTAAACAATTAGTCCAACCACCATTTTTTTTATAGATGCAGGCTTAACATGAGAGGCAAGAAAGAAAGATTTGGAAGTGGGCTAGTTAATTTTGCACGACACGAAGACAGCGATGGCTTTACTTACTTTAGAGAAAAAGAAATGAAGACAAAACATTCAAAGCGAAAAGCAGAGAAGAAGACGAAGGTCAAGATGACTCGCAGTCGTAAGTTGTCTATCGCCTCAAATAGGCAGGGTGCGATTACAATGCTGCGAGAGAGAATTCAAAGCAATTTCTCTATGACAAAACGATCATGCTCAAAAGACGGTGAGCTTGTGTCTCGCCTCAAGAAGCTGGAGTCCCAAGTGATCCAGCTACTTTCGTGAGGCTTTATAATATATACGGACGCCTCGAAAACAGAGCCGTTAACAAGTATTTAATAAAGTGGGACGGGAAAAGCAGATCAAAGCTTCAATTTGGGGTTAAGCAGTTTTTAAAAAGATACTGGAAAAGCTGCATCGTCTACGAGGAATTCCCTGTTTATGGCAGTAGAATGAGAGTAGATATCCTCAACGCCACAAAAAAGATTGCCATAGAGGTAAACGGCGCTCAACATGGCAACTTTAATAAGTTTTTTCATGCAAACTCCAGAGTTAATTACCTGAAATCCATCAATAGAGATTTTAAAAAGTTAGAGTGGTTGGAGCAAAACGACTATAACGTAATAGAAATAGACTATAACGAAGCAGAGTCTCTATCAAAAGAGTTTTTTAAAAAAAAATTCAAAGTGGATTTATAGTGTAATTAAACACATGGAGGAATTCGAAAGATTTGATATACCGCCCAAGCTATTACGCCAACTAAACGAGTTTTCGTATGGAGGCTTTTTGCTTTTTACTTTTGATAACCAAGGGTCTCCTAGGTATTATGCCCAATTCGATAATGAGCTCAACATGATGGCCCTACAAAAGGCGTCAGAGTATTGGCTCCAAGGAGTACACGAGATAAACGCTGGCACAATAAAGGCCCAACTATGCGGGGAGGCACCACCTGAGCCCCCCGAGGACGACAGTGAATACAGAGAAGACGACTGGACGGACGAAGATGATTTTTATTCTTGATTTTTTATTCAGTTTGGCTTACAATCAGGGCTGAATGTCTAATATTTCATCCCTTAAGATAGAAAGGCACGTGCTAGGAGGCCTAATAAAGCACCCAGATGTCTTTTTTGACGTAGACAGGTTCATAGATGCTTCAGATTTTGTTTCTAAAGAACACTACATAATCTACTCAACTATCAAAGATATCCTTTCGTCAGGCAAGAAGCTTGATAAAACACTGCTTGCCCATCAAATAAAGAATCTTGGCGTTTCTTTTAAAAATGAAGTAGATATATTTAACTATATAGAGGATATATCCTTTACTCAAATCAAAAAGTCAGCAGTTATAGATTCCTGCCAAGAGCTTTGCAAGATAAGAATAAGAAGGGACATAGACGAGACAGCAGACAAACTAAAAACTTTTGTAAAAACTAACGGTCATAAGGACGCGGACTCAATAATAGGCAGTGCAGATGAAATTTACAATGAAAAAATACAAACCTACTCAAAGATAAACGAGCCAGAAGATCTCTTTGGAGGCATTGAAGATTTAATACAAGAAAGAGCCAATGATCCTAAGAGTGAGATGGGCCTAAAGACTCCATATAGAAATTTTGACAGAATGTTTGGGGGAATAAGAAAAGGTAATATATATGCTTGGGTAAGTCGGCCGAAGCACGGCAAGTCGACTATCCTTTCTCATTTAGCGACTAGGATGTCTGTCATGAATAACTGTCCAGCTCTTATTTTAGACACAGAGATGGCAACTGTCGACGTCCAATTCAGAATAGCGTCCTCTGCTACAGGCATACCTGTGTGGTATCTAGAGACAGGAATGTGGAAGAGCAACGAAGAGATGGTTAAAAAGTTTAACGAAAATAAAGAGAAGCTGAAGCTAGCTCAAGAAAAAGTTAAACATATGACCGTTGCCGGTAAACCTATAGAAGAAATATGTTCTATAATTAGACGCTGGTACTATTCTGAGGTTGGTAGAGGAAACAACTGCGTAATAGTTTACGACTACATAAAGCTCACAGGAGAAAAAGACTACAATAAAAAAGAGTACGAGCTTATCGGCGAGAAAGTTAATTCCCTAAAAGAGCTTACGCTTGAACTAGACATCCCAATCTTGACAGCATGCCAGCTTAACAGGTCAGCAGAGAACGGCGTAGATGACAGCAGCGCCATCGCTCAGTCAGATAGACTCCAGTGGTTTGCCTCGTTTGTAGCTATATTTAGGAGAAAAACTCCAGAGGAGATATCGGAAGAGGGAGTAGCTTTTGGGACTCATAAACTTATACCCCTAGCAACTAGATTTCAAGGTAGAGAGGCTCAAGGTCATCATGATTTAGTTAGAGTACCCCAAGGCAACAGGTACAAGTACGTTCCAAATTTTATAAATTATAATATAGAGAATTTCCAAGTATCCGAGAGAGGAACCTTGGAGGACGTTATGGAAGCAGGGGCTTTTCAAGCTACCATAGATGACGCGGAACCGGAAAGAGATAACCTACTATGACCAGTATGGACCCTGATCAAATTAGAGACATACTAACCGATATTGGTTACAACTTAAGCGATCAAGGTCAGTACTTCAGAACAAAGCCTTTGTATAGAGACTCTAGTAGCTCAACAGTATTGAGTATACGAAAGTCTGACGGCATGTGGAAAGACTTTAAGGAAGGTATAGGCGGCTCACTAGAGGACCTTGTCAGGTTAACCCTGAGACTAAAATCTAAATCTGATACATTAAAGTGGATGACAAATAAAGGGGTCGACTTTAATAGAGAGCCAAGGAAAATAGAACCCAAGGTTGACCAAACGAAAGTGTTTAAAAATGAGCTTTTATATAAGCTAGAGAAAGACCACCCATATTGGGAGAAAAGAGGCATCTCAAGCGAGACACTCAGCCTGTTTGAAGGTGGAGCTACATTTACTGGCAAGATGGCTTATAGATATGTATTTCCTATATTCAATAACAAAAAACAAATAATAGGCTTTGCCGGTAGAGACCTTAAGCCAGACCAAGGAGACGACGCTAAATTCTTTAGGCCTAAATGGAAACTGATAGGGGATAAATCTAAATGGAGATTCCCCTTAATAGTTAATCATGAACTAATAAGGAAATCTAAACAAGCTATCTTAGTGGAAAGCATTGGAGACATGCTTTCGCTTTGGGAGCACGGAATCAAGAATTGCATAGTGACTTTTGGCGTCAGCCTATCTCCCGATACACTCAGCCTACTAACAAGGCTTGACCCAGATAAAATTTTTCTATCTTTTAACAATGACTCTTCAAATAATGGCGCTGGCAATAAAGGAGCATACCAAGCTAGAAAAAAACTATTGAATTTCTTTGATAAAGAGCAGATAACCATTAAGCTGCCAAGCAAGCATAACGACTTCAACGAAATGCACATTAAAGAGCCTGCTCTTTTAAAAAACTTTTTTAATGTCTAAAAATGATAAAGTACGTCTTAGCGCAAGCAAGATAAAAACACTAGATACGTGTAGTTGGCTATTCTACTCTAAGTATTTCTTAAAGGTTCCTGACACGACCAACGACGGAGCATCTAGAGGAACCATTGTCCATTTAATATTTGAGTTACTACTTAAGCCAAGACACAAGAAGAAGTACTTCAATAAACTTAAAAAAAATCCGACAGCAATACTTAGATGCGAGCCAATTTATCGACTGTTGCGAAAACACGCCGACCGCCTCAGCGTTAACGATAAAGATAATTTGGCGCTAATCTACCAAATGCTTTACGTTGGGCTTAACCATAATTTTTATTGCAAAGGAAGTAAAAGCCTAAAGGAAGAAGAGCATTTTGAAATAGAAGGAGATAATTTCATTATTAATGGCTTCATTGATAAAAAAGCTTTTTATAAAAATAAAATAGATATCTGGGACTACAAGAGCAGTAAGTCTAAATTTAATAAAGAAGAGATAGAGGCGAACTACCAAGCATTAATGTATTCTCTAGCAACATTTAAAAAAGACGGAGTAATACCAAATGTAAAATTTTTGTTTTTAAGGTTTCCAGATAGCCCAGAGCAAGCCGCCCCAAAACTTACAGAGGATGAGCTAGAAGGCTTCGAGATGTTTTTAACAGAGTTGGCCGATCTTCTTTCTGATTACAATGAAGACAAGGCCCTAGAGAACCTCGCAAAGAATGGGAGGAAGTATAGGTGGCTATGCGGAAGCGAAAAGCCCGGTAAGTGGATTTGTCCCGTAAGGAAACCTTTTGAATTCTACGCACTAATAAAAAAAGATTCTGGCAGAATAGTGAAAAGCGCGCACGAATCAAAAGACCTATACGCAGATGAAGAGCACTTAATAGTAAAACAAAGCTATGCAGGGTGTCCAGCTTGGCAACATGACTCTCAGCCATCAGGAAAACCGGCTTTCGATTTCTCTGATTTTTAACTTGACTTTATCTTCAGTATGCTGTATCCTCAAGAGAGGAAGATGGACAGCAAAAAGTGTTACGTATTATTTTGTGATAAAAAGTATTTCTACTTAATGAGGAATGCTTTGACTCTACTGGAAAAATTTTCAAACCATAAAGTTCTAGCCTATACTGTTAATTTTTTACCCACAGAGCCCTTTAAGAATGTTGTTTGGAAAAGGGTAGATGACCAGAATTTACTTGAATACGAGAGCACTGGAAAAAATCATTTGATTAAAAATGAGTGGGGTAAGACAATGTACTCTTGCTTTCTGAAAGCCTCCGCTGTCTGCGAGTCTTTAGATACAGACTTTGATGAATTTGTCTACTTAGATGTAGATACTTTCCCACTCAAGAACGTAGATGATATTTTCATCTTAGGAGAGAGCAAAAACCACACTTGCCCAATTCTCCCAAGGTACAATTGGGAGTATATGATGTACGGGGGAAAAGGTAGCCCCTTCACAGATGGAGGGTATGATGAATCGCAGACCTTAGAGTGGTGGCTACTTAACGAGTTAGGCCTAACTGACGGAGGCCATGAGAGACATTGGTACAGAAGCTCATGTTTCTTTTATTACAATAAAAAATCTAAGCCGTTTTGGGAAGAGGCTTCTAGTATTTCATCAGACGAAAATATAATTAAGAATCAAGATAAGTTTTTTACAGATGAATCTATTATAAATGTTTTGCTATGGAAACACAGATGCGCAGACTTTTTTGAAAACAGCTCTGTTATTCATATTTCTAACGGCGACCAGCTTGACTCAACTAGCAAGATAGATCAATTTTTTGACGATTTAAAGAGCTCGAAGTCAGGCCCGCCACTTGTAACTAACTGGAACGGAAGCTCTCAATGCCAAGAGGCATGGATGTTTCACGGCAAAATATCTAAGTTTTTTTGGAAAGAAAATATCCTTAGCGGAGATAGAGTCTATAGCGAATCTCTTGCTAGAACCCTAAATGATTATTTCGTATACAAGTCTGTCTCTATTCAATAAGAAAAATGAAATCCATACCTTTATTTAAATCACACTACAGCATAGGAAGGTCTATACTTACGCTAGGTAATACGGAAGAGCAACAGGAGAACTTCCCCTCTTCTATAGTTGAAATAGCAAAGCGGAATAAACTTAAGTCTGTTTTTCTGGTAGAGGACAGTATGAATGGCTTCCTAGAAGCCTACAAGAACCTCACAGACTCAGAGGTAAATCTAGTGTTCGGCTATAGAGTTTCAGTGTGCAACGATAGTAAAGACAAGTCAAAAGAGTCGATAGACACAGAGTCTAAATTCGTAATCTTAGCGAGGAACGAGGAAGGATACAAGAAACTAATTAAAATATCAAGCTACGCCGCCTGTGATGGTTTCTACTATCACCCCAGAATAGATTTCTCCGTACTCAAGGAGCATTGGGACGACAAATATTTACAGCTTTGTGTCCCGTTTTATGATTCCTTTTTATTTAAGAACTCACTCACTTTTGCTGTTTGCTTTCCTAAATTTGATTTCACCCAACCCATATTTTTTACAGAGGACAACAACATGCCCTTTGACTATATAATTAAAAAGAAAGTAGAAACATATTGCCATGAAAACAAACTTCAGTCGGTCCCAGTCAAGTCTATCTATTATGAGCGCAGGGACGACTTCAAGGCTTATCTTACTTTTAAGTGCATTAACAATAGGACAACACTAGAGAATCCTAGGTTCGACCATCTTTCTTCGGATGAGTTTAGCTTTGAGAGCTGGAAGGAGCAACAGAATGAAAAAGTTTAACATTACAAAGTCAGCAATCGCACGTGCGAAGGGCAGAGCAGATAAGCTCCCCTTACTCAACAACTCAATAAGGAAAGGAGAAGGAAGCTTAGTGGCATACATAGGAGAAGAGGTAGCAAAACATGTACTAAGCGCGGAAATAAAAGACACTTATGACTACGATTTAGTTTATAATAAAACTAAAGTTGATGTCAAAACCAAAGAGAGAACGGTTCCCCCAAAACTTTATTACGAGTGTTCGGTTGCCGATTTCAACACAAAGCAGGGCTGTGATGAATACGCTTTTGTTAGCGTATTAAATAACCTAAAACAAGCTTGGTACTTGGGGAAAATAAGCAAGACAGATTTTTACAAAAACGCAACTTTCCACAAAAAAGGAGAGGTAGACCCGGATAATAACTTTACCTTTAAGGCAGACTGTTACAATATAGCAATTTCACAATTAAATTAAATGGACGAACACTTACTAAGATTCAGAAAAGATAAAAAGGTAGTCTTTATTGACTGCGAGACATACAACCTTTGTCTAAACTTTTGTCACAACGTTACATGGCAGGTATCTATGATACAAACAGACGGGACAAATAAAACAGACGAGAGAGACTATTATATTAAATGGGATACAGATTTCAAAATCAGCGAGGACGCAGCAAGAATAACTAAATACGATGACGACTTTGTTCAAAAGAATGGAAAGACTCTCAAACAAACCCTGCCGACTATACAAAAATGGCTGGACAAGGCTGATTATATTGTTGGCCACAACATACTTGGCTTTGATATTTATTTAATTAAAGAGCTTTACAAGCTACACGGAGCAGATTATAGGCCTCTAATGCCAAAAGTTATAGATACTAACTGTATTGCGCGTGGAATAAAAATGGATATACCATATAAAGCTGGAGAGGACTTTACCGAATACCAATACAGAATTTACAACACAAGAAGAAAAGGTATTAGAAGCAACTTAACAGCCTTGGGTAAAGAGTTCGACATAAAGCACGACTACGACAAGTTGCATAATGCTATAGTTGATTTAGAGCTGAACCTAAAGGTCTGGAATCGCTTAAAGTATTCATTAGAACTATGACACCAAATACATTTTTAAAAAAGTTTAAAAAGATAGATTTACCTCTTCATGGAGTGAGGTTGCCTTCGTTTGAGATCAGCGAAGAAGCCAAGCGCAATCACGGAATTAGTGACGAAGATGACAACAACCAGATTCTTCGCAAGCTTTGCTTTGCGGGATATAAAGAGAAGATAGAATCTGGAGACCTTGATGTTTCGAAGTCGGAGGAGTATACCGACAGAACAGAGCATGAGATCGCCATCATGGAAGAACTCGGGTTCGTTGATTATATGCTCTTGACTTGGGACGTCATAAACTTTTGCAAAGAGAACGATATACCTATTGGGTTAGGGCGTGGCTCAGCAGCGGGAAGCTTTGTCCTCTTCTTATTGGGGATAACAAACCTAGACCCAATCAAGTACAGCTTATTCTTCGAGAGGTTTATATCTAAGATCCGAGCTAAAAAGAAGGTAGTAGATGGGGTCACATATCTTGACGGAAACCTTATGGTTGATATCGACAATGACGTTTGTTACTACAACAGACATAAAGTCTTAGATTATATTGAAAACAAGTTTAAAGGTAAAACTGCGAAAATACTTACCCTAAATACACTAAGCGGTAAGCTCTTAATAAAAGAGTGTGGCAAGATCGTGTCCAGCAAAAGCGAAACGGAGATGAACACAGTCTCTAGCTACATACCTAAAGTTTTCGGCCAAGTGAAAGACCTTGAAGAAACTTACGAAGAAGTTAAAGAGTTCAGAGAGTGGTGTAGCGAAAAAGAAAACAAAGAGGCCTACCAAATAGCCTTGAAGCTTCGAGGCTTAATTAAAAATAAGAGCGTTCATGCTTCCGGCGTTTTGTTGTCCTATGACCAGCTAGAGGACAGCTCTCCAGTTGAGCTTACTAGCGACAAAGCCGTAGTATCGTCTTACGATATGAACTGGGTTTCCTTATTTAATGTTAAATTGGATATTCTAGGTCTTCGAAGCGTTTCTGTTGTGCATGACGTTTGCCAGCAAGTAGGCCTAAAGGTTACAGATATCGACCTTGACAATCCCTTCATATACAGAAAATTACAAGATCTAAAGACTCCTCACGGGCTGTTCCAGATCGAAGCAGACACCAATTTTAAAGTCTGCCAAGATGTCAAGCCTAAGGGCTTAGAGGAGCTTAGCGCTGTACTTGCCCTAGGCAGACCCGGAGCCTTAGGTTTCGTAAAGCAATATTCTGATTACGCAAACCATAATGTGTATGAGCCGATTCACCCATTATTTGACGAGATTCTTAAGAGCACAGGTGGAGTAGCCTTGTATCAAGAACAGTTAATGCAAATGGCGCATAAAATTGGCTTCACCCTTGACGAAGCGGAAATCCTAAGACGCATTGTTGGCAAAAAGAAAGTTAAAGAGGTTAGACAATGGAAAAAGAAGATCCGAGAGAA